CCCTCCAAAGAGGGTCGGATCTCTGTGTGCCTATCGCCGTTACGGGATAGGGGTCTCACACAGAGTTCGGCATAGCCGGACGTCGTACTACGCCATCCTTAGGAGGCATCCATGACTGTTTCTAACCCACTCATTATGCGACGGTTCGTCAAGGCTCTCAAAGCTTGGGAGACTGACCCGATGAACTTGAACTTCGACAATTGGTTGTATCGTCACTATCCTCACCTTCGGGTGAATGAGATTGGCGACACTCCCGTAATGTTGTGGTTCTCGCTTTCTCGGTGCAATCCCCCTCGTGAGGATGACCTTGATGTGCAGAAACATAACGTGAGGGTGATGAACCAGATCATGGTTGCTGCCTATATGGTGGCACACGGTCTAGACTCGTGAGGGTCTATCTCGTTATGTAGTACGTTAACTATCCATGTGAGGTAACTTGAAAAGGCTTGTTTATGGCTGTTTTCCCTCCAGTTGACTCGTTTACTAACGAGGTTGGTGTTCATTTCCAGCATGATAGCCGGACTGAACGCTCATCTGGTCTGCAGTACAATGTTGATTTACATCAACTTGAACCGTTTGATCGAATAGATGACTCCTATCTCATCCTCACGGGTGAGAGTCGGAAATCGTTTATTCAAGGGGACCACCATACTGGCTACGATTACTGGCGGAGTGTTAACCTTGTGTTGGATGATAAACCTTACGTCATCCATACGTCATGGTATAACCCTACCGACGGTATCACGTCGTCATATGACTATGAATCTACAGAATTTATTTCTAAGAGACATGGTCCTTTCAACTACAGTCCTGTTAAAGGTAACTTAGTTGATAACGCGTGGAGCGAGAGTGTTACCAAAGCTCTTTTGTCATTGAAGGGGAAAGTTTCCGCTTCAACTGGCGCTGATCTTGGTGAACTCAAGCAAACCGTAGACATGCTTTCCGGTGATGCTGCCCGAGCAGCCGCCTTTCTACGCGCTATGCGTAGGGGACGATTTGCAGAGGCAGGCCGACATCTCGGCTTCGGAAAGAACGCCCAGCGTAACGGTCGCACTCTTGCCTCTTATTGGCTTGAGTACAGTTACGGCTGGAAGCCTTTAGCCCAAGGTATGTACGATCGTCAAACCGTTATTAACGAGATGATCCATCGTATATCCAATGACATTGAAGGCACCGGCACTACTTACATCGGTAGTGACGAGGAATTTCCTTATAATGATTGGGATGTAATCGGATCCTGGAGATGCCGTGTTCAAGCGGTTCTCAAGGCCCGAATATCAAACCCTTCATTATACCTTCTCAATGATCTTGGGCTTACCAATCCTATTGCAATCGCTTGGGAACTTGTTCCCTTTTCGTTTGCCGTGGATTGGTTCCTACCTATCGGTAATACGCTTGAAGCGTTAACCGCTACGCAGGGTCTCACATGGAGGGGTGGACATATTAGCATAAACCATTACTTCCGCGTAAACATAAAGCACAAATTGGGCTATATGAATCCGTGGCAGGAATGTACAAAAGAAGGCTTCTACCGCGAACGCAGTATGGACTTCCGACGTGTTGCTCTTACGGGTTTTCCGTATCCGCAACTTTATGCTAGGCTGAATCCCTTCTCTACACCCAGAGCTGCTAATGCATTAGCATTAGTAATGCAACTCCGTAAATAGGGAATGATTATATGCCCGCATTGAGTGCTGTGACCATAGATGGTCTCTCTGGCGCCGATCACGTCTTTAACCCTTATGGTATCACCAATGGTGTTGCTATCTGGCACAAGTCGGGATCTGCTACGGTGGGTGATGAGCAGCTAACAATCAGTGTCACGCGTAACGCCAATGGGCGAAACAAGTGGCTCCTGAAACTGAAGCTGCCCAAAACCCAGGATGTCGATGTCGGTGGTGTTACCCGTCCAACAGTTGTTCGTACCGCCTATATGACGGTCGAGGTTCTGACGGACGGGACTGCCATCGATGATGACCGAGGTGAACTCCTTGATATGCTTCGTTCGTTGCTGGATAATAACTCCGGCGCCGGACGTGACAAAATCACGGAATCCTGGGTCTTCAGTCGGCCGTTCTTCTAATGAAAGAAGAAAGGCGGCCGGCCTCGAAAACGGCGAAAGCAGCAGTATGGCTTTCCTTGGGCGCATCCATCCTTGCGGTGGCTGTGCCAGAGGTTCGCTCCGCTGTATGTTCTCCCGTCATCCAAGCTAAGTAGGATTACCTACTGGCTTCCTCTCATTAGGAATTATCCAATGAGTAAGCATAAGAGGAAAGAAGACTTAGTCTCTTACTCTATTCCCGTCGACTTGACCACAACTCTCATAGATCGACTGTCTCAATTGTCACCTACTGTTTATCAACAGTATTTGATGAAAGAGCTTATGTCGAAATATGTTTCATCGGACACAGATCCCGCCGCTTTGCGGCGCGAGCGCGCCATAGTTAAATGGCTCGCCTGCGAAGATGATAATGCTGTGACAAATGAACGACTTCTTCATACTCATGGGAAGTATAATATCCTCCCGCGAGTGTCGTTCAATCACTTCATGAGCTGGTGTACCAACTTCATTGAGGGTATCATCGGGGTTACACCACCAATTGAGGCCCTTTTGGGGTCCTTTTCTGGTGGTGCTTCGACGAGTCGGTCGCGTACCGCTAGCCATCCGGCAGCTAAGTACGTCGGAAAAGCACATGTCAC